CAATGCATTGTTGTTCCTTGAGGCTCGCGATAGCCATCGTGTGATTTCCGGCTTCCCTGCGGAGGCACTGCGTGTTTCCGGTCATGAGGTGGTCCTTGAGCGCCCTGTTAGGTGCCTGGAGCAGGTGCGCTTTGGCCAATCGGCCCCCTTGAACCTTGGTCCTCATTGGACCATGGTTCGCGACTGGAGGAAGGTCTTATCCCAAGTGACCTCCAGTCACAAGCATATGCATGATCCCCGCTTTGCCCCGGCTTGGTTGCACGGTGTAGCAAGGTGCGAGTGGTCTCTTATGCGCGGGGTGCCGATCCTTGGTAGGTACATGTGTCTACTCCACGACGCGACAAGACACGCTGGAAAGCGCGTGAACTGGTCCCTGTATTCAGAGTACGAGTATATGGGCGTTGACATAGGGAGCCTGGGCGAACCGAGTTGGGAGCCACCTACTGAGGTGGCCCGGTTGTCCTTTGAGAGGGCCTTTGGAGTCTCTCCTCTGCGGCAGGTCGAGATTGAGGGTCGGTTGGTTTGTAAGCCCAATTACGATTGGCAGGCCACTGAGCCGACGTCTTTGCCTGTTGCGGAGCAGCTCGCCCTCTCTGGACCTGGGCCATGCGAAATTTATCTGGCTCGTCTCCCTGTGGTGTTGGGGCACGCGGCTGAGGAAGGCGTAGGCTATGACTGGTGAAGAAAAGACATGTGGTTAGTAGCCCTAGGTGGAAGGAAAGGGCTTCACGTGGTTAAACCGAAACCGTCCGGGGTTATGGGTAGCGCTGGTTGGATGAACCTCCTCTCTCCAATTGGTTGTGACACCCTACTCGGCGGTGAGGCGTCTTCGCACGGGAGCTCCAAGCGAGGACCACATGATCTAACCGACCAGTCACCTACCGCGGGTCGTTGTGGACGACGTGAAACACCACTGCTGACGGGTGGATGAGAACCTGTCCCTAGAGGCCTACCGGTACATGGGTTTACGCCCCTGCTGGGATGACGGCATCTAGGCCGAGCTAGCTCTGGCGAGTAAGCTCGTACCCGCCCTGCTTTGGGCCTTTCTCTGGGTAGACCACGACGACTGAGGCTAACCTTCGTCGGAACTCGCGGTCGCAACTCTGTGTGGGAGTGCTAAGATTCCTTGGTTGGTGAGACGTGGGTGGCAGAGGTAAGCTACAACTTACGTTGGATGCTCTGTCAGCTATCCGGCACGCGACGGACCAAGGTACCTCTCCGGTTGTTGATAGCTTGTCGAGACGTGTCAGTGGGAGTAAGTCCGTAGGTTGTGGGTTGGCGCGCTCGGGGATTGCGGGTGTGGCCTGTTATGGCGAGCATCGGGACGACGGAAAAAGGGGACAAGTGCCCGGAAGGGAGACTAGGGTGTGACAAAAACCCGCCGAGAGGTTGCGGGGGTGTGGAAGGGATCCGCTTGACGGAGGCTTCCCCCGGTTCGGGTGTGCTTCAGCAGCCCGCCATGTCACCCTTTTGGGTCCAGAATGGAAACCGCGCTGGTCCGCCCCACTCAGCACAGGTGGGTTGGCTTCAATGCCATCGGGACTGTGGTGTCTACGGGCATCACGATGTAAGCCGCGGCTCGAATCCTACCTCCTTCCTTAGTCGAAACCAACTTACCCTTCGGGGGACGGTGTTATGATGCCAATGGCCTGGCCCTTGCCGCTGCAGGGTTGTAAGGTGCGATCTGAAAGTTTGAGTAGTCAGGGTGAGACGGGGTCCTGTATCCCTGATGTGGTTGTGTGGAGTGTCGGGTGCACTTGCTGTGGCCCGGAGGGGGTTTTCTTTCGATGTTCTTGTGTGGAGCCTACTACATGGTTGTATCAGTCCGTTACCCCCGCATCGAAAAACAAGAACAGGGGTCGCTTCCACCCTCAACTGATA